CACCATAGGAGATATATTGCCACCATTCTGAAAGTAGTGGGGCAGATCCATCTGCAAGTAATGCAGAAGGTCTCATATACGCTTCAAAGTTGATCTTGTAGGGCTGATCTGGTATCGGACGTAACGTAAATATCCCATCATAAAAGAGCATAGCCTGTGGACGGGCTTGCTGATAGGGAACGGTTTGAACGTTGATTATTGCTCCTACACCAGGAGCTACCGGAAACGTAATATCATACTGACCGGTAATATAGTTTATAGATCCATAACCGATTGCTGGATTGTCAGGGATTATCAAAATACCCAAATTGGGTGATATTGGCTGATCTATTAGTTTGATACCGTTAAAATTCACATCGATAGAATCAAAGAGGACTTCATTTTGCATGACCGGTTGAAATTGCTGAAAATTAGGTGGCGGCGGAGGGTTATTAGGATAGCTTGAAGGCAATACCCCTATAAATTCTGTCGTCATACCATCGCCGATTCCTATCTGGGCAATATATTGTAATTTAGGATAGATAGCATAAAACTGTTCTGGGGATTGAGAGAAGAGCGCCTGATAGCCCGCAATAAACAATGGTGGGTGGATTGTTGTATAGATATTTAGAAAGTTATATAACGGATCAGTGACGTTGGTGATCTGAGTTGTATCATAAATATCAATAAATGGATTGCAGTAAAATGATACCGTTGTACGAAGGTTGAACAATCGTACATGTTCAGGAAAATCGTACAAGATAAACGTATTTACATAATCATCGATCGTTTGATCGGCGATCAGATTTTCAGAAAGACCTTGTGTCAGTCTTCTTACTTTTATTCTGATCTGTTCAAGCGTCGATAAATTACCGTCTGGTAATGGTACAGGCATCGGCGCCCTTTCTAATTATAGGTTACACACATGTATGTTTAGATGTACTGAACCGTCATGATCCCTGCGCCATCGTTTTCATGAAGAAGTTCTTTTTCATCAGTAAACTCAAGAGACTGAAAGCCGAACCGGCGTACTTTCTTTTCTACCCTTACGGTTTGAGCAAAGTTTTCACCAGGTACATGCGCATAGACCGGGTACCAACCATTTTGATTGAGGTGCTTAGCTACTCCTAACGGTAAGGTATAGATCTGACCATCAACCAAGTTATAGCGCTCAACCTGGTCTTGTGCGTATTTTCTGAATGAGAATTCAAGTAAGCCACCTTGGCATTCATAAAACTTAAACATACCGCGAACAGGCTTGCGATCTTTTTCACGAAGAGCTAACAGTTCAGCCTTAATATCACGTTTGATGACCGCTGGGCCTTCTGGGTTGGCCATCGGTATTACTGAATTACTCGTAGATACAGGAGCGGTGTTAGCGGCGTTCATTGATGCAACTTGATCAGGTGTTGGATTGGTCGTTAATTTTGATTCTGTATTTTTTGACATGTGGATCTCTCTTTTTATTAATATTTTTTAAGATAAGGGCCCACACGGGCCCTTATTTATTGCGATGATTCGTTGCGCATTAAATTAGCTTGCTAGTCGTTTGGTAACCCTGCTGTACCAGCCATCCAAATCGAAGTGTCACCACCAGCGCCACCAGCAAAGCCAGCACCTGGTGAAAGAATAAAGCCGATAAAGCCTTCATCCATGACAGAATCGCCAAGGATCTGAGCAGCCAGAGATTCAGCTACGCCAGTGTTTTCACCATAAGGGATAACTTCTGCGTATTGATAGTTAACATTTGAAGCTGTTGCGGTAGTTGGCCATGCAAATGGTGTAAAACCAAGTGTATTAATGTTTACGGTGACGGAATTTGTTACTAAGTTCACTGCAATTACCGTACCTGATAAACCATTAATTTGAGGCATACCATATCCGTTAGGAGCTGCCGCATTAGAAGGGTTTTGGAATCTCAATATTTGTCCAATTTGATAACCGTGCTGGACGGTAAACGTCACAACCGCATTAGCAGCAAGAGAAATTGAAGAGATATAACGTGTTCTTGGATAGAATGAACCGTAGGTTGGAACAACGGCATAGAAATCTACCATCCCAGCACCAGCCACTACAGGATTAGGGGCTGCATAGCCAATGGTAAAGTTGACACCATTCGCGTTAACAGCTGTTACTGAAAAATCTATACCCATCATTTGATTGGCCGAACCGCCGGCAGCTTGAGCAGTAGGATTATAAAATCTTACAATAGAACCAGGAACACCGGGGCCAGCTGGAACAAGTCCTGCGTTAGACGCAGTCGTTACAACTTGACCTACAGAAATAGCTGTCACGGTAGAACCTGCTGTAGTTGTTTGTAGCGATGTATCATAATAAGTAACACCGGCAGGTAACATTGCCGTTAATGATGCCGTTACAGGACCTGGTGCATTAAATTCTGTGATCAAAGCGTTACCTGGAACAGCACCAGGTACTTGATTCATGTAAGCCCACCACTCATACATATAACCTGTAGCAGGGGTGCCGGCTATCGCTACAGTTGTATCAATAATTTTAATCCAGTCAGGTGCATAGCGTAAATTGATAATTTGAGCTACGGGGACCGCCGGTTGGGTAAATATACCCGACGTTGTTATTGCTTGACCAGCCATATTAAACTCCTAAATAAAAAATTAAATTGATGGAAATCACGACTCATTGCAATGTTGCGCGTAAGTTGATGATCCATAAATCGTTCGTGATTCGTGGAACGGTGGCAAACTTATAACCAACACTTGCGTTGAGTGCGAGAGGCCCATCGTAAATTGGTGGACGATAAATAAATTGACTGCTGTAACCGTCTTGTTCTATCGTCGCATACGCTTCCATACCGACGCAGAAAATGTTATAAACCGTGTTTCCAAGATATGAAGCTAATGGAACACTGCTGCCGATCGAAGAAATTAAGAAACGTAAATTTCCCATCGAGCCCCATTCTGAACGAAGTGCGTTCGTAGGAGCTGGATAGTTATTCTTTTGAATAAAAGAAGGTGTTGAGTCGAGATTTCCAGTAAGATTTGTCGAACAAAGCGCGAAGTACGCGTCTCTTACAGGCGCGGTTCCATATTTATCTTCGCCCTCGATATTATCAAGTATGGTGTAAGCATTATTATTTAATAATGTTCTCACCACGGTATCAACGTCTGCACGAGTTATGTTACTGGGCTGGTCTCCGTTTTGGCCCGCGACGCAGTCAATTTGCGCCGCCGTGGCCGCAAGCATATCACGCGTGAGTTGATCTTCTGTTTGGCGAAGTGAAACGCCTAAACGCGCTGCTGCTTCGTTTAAAGTCGGATCTTGATTCTGTAAAGTTACCTGTTCGTTGAGTACAACGTAGGTGCCATAAAAACTGATGGTCGCGTCTATGTCAACAGCCGTCAATTGCTGGGAAGGCGGTGTGAGCCCGGAATTTCCCAATGGAACCATGGCGGTTGCTAACGGATTATAGCGTCGCATTCTTAAAGTTGTACCACCATTACGGGGCATGACTTTTTTCATCGCTGGAATATTGTGAATCATAGTTGGAACTGGTACAGACAAAAGTTTATAAGAAAAACTTTGTTGCACAGGAGCTGGTAACGAGGTTGTTGTCGTTATAGGCATGAAAGTCTCCTTGAAAGAGTTCTACATCTTCCAAGCTGGCGGGGCTTGAACATACGCCTTGGGATGCGAAACCCAGTTTACGCGAAGGGGTGGGGATATTGGGTACGACCCAATGTGATACGTTATATAAAGATTACATAAAATTAGGATTGAAAAGCAAGAAGCCGCCGGGATAAAAGAAGAAACCCGACGGCCCAAGAAAGAAGACAAGTGAGATTTAGTAACCGTTGGTTAATAACCCTTACGAGCTTGCATCATCTCTTGATAGAGTTGTTTTTGGAGATCTTTAGTTAAACCATTCTCAAAAGCATTAGCTCGAGAGAGGGGTGATGCTGAAGCCTGCGCTGAGATACTTACGCTTGATTTAGGTTTTATGGCGTTCTTTTGGATATGTGATTTTTCTGCCACAAAAGTATCCTCCGTATCGATTCCCATAGCTTTTATAGACTTTATAGCCAGCTTAACTTTACGATATGTATCAGGATCATTATTTATCGTTGCAGCAAGATCAGGATCGAGCATTGCAAGCGCAGAACAATTTTCTGGGGTAAATACTCGATCATAGTCAGGAAACTCTGCCCTAAGCCGCGATTCAGCGATTGATGTCGTTGAGTGTTCCTGAAAGCTTTTAAGTTGGTTCTTTAAATCTTTAATCTCTTTAGCCAACTGATTAGCATGCTTAGCTTCTATGTACTCGTCTTCTTTAAAATGTAGATCAGGTTCTGTAGTAGATGTCGCGATAAATGTCGCGGGTGTGTCGCGAAACCTTTTTTCTTCTTCAAGTTGGCGAGCCATCGCATCACGTTCACGCGCCATTTGCATCATCTGTTGTTTAAGCTCTTTAAAGTTCTTAGCTTGTGGTTTCTCGGGAACATGTTCTGGTTCCGGAGTTGAATCACTTGAAGAAAGTTGAACTTCTGGTTCAACTTCTTGTGTTGTCCCTGATGCGGAGTCTACCTGTTCTATTTCTTCAGAGGTTGGAAAGATAGATTTCGGCTGTGAGGGTTCCATAGCCGCCTGCATCTTGGCAGCCCGTGCTTCTAATTCTGATATGCTAATTCGTGATTCTGGTGGTAATGGTAAGTCATTAAGTTGCATCGTTCTCCTTTCTTTCTAATATTAACTCTAAATCACTGGTTTCACCGTTAAGATGCTGAGCTTTTTTTAGGAGATCTCCCGAGTAATAATCGAGGACATAACCTAATAACTGACGTTCTTCAGGCACAACAAAGAGTGCGTTATCGCGCAGATGCTCACATACTTCTTTGCATGGTACGGTCCAGTGATATACAAGTTGTTCTTCTTTATGTTTATATTGAAATACTGATTGATCATAAAATGGTGTGGGAGCACAACTAAGTATAATAAAATAGTTGCGGTGAACATTGGTCATGAGCGGTTCAAACTTGGTCTCTATACGAATAAAAAAGTCGCCTTCATAAAGTTTCTTGCCTCGATCGACTGCAATCAGCAATTCATCAAGATAGTTTTTCTGAGCTTCTCTCTCAAGTTCAATAGGGCTTCGTGTCAGCG